AAAAGCCTAAGGCAACAAGTAACCCAGGAAATACGGGAAGCCGTCCGAAAAGGGTTCCAGGACCTTTCATGACTGTAAAGAAAAAGGACGGAAATAAGCCAGTAAAGATTTACTAAGCCCTTCAGACGGTGGCTTTTAACCGTCTGCTTTACATGGAAAACCCATGCTTGAATACATTGAAGCCTTACTCAGGGAACTGCGACAGATGCGCACTGACTCTGAAGCTATTGTGCTCAACGGCACCATTACAGATATGGAACGCTACCGTTTCATGATGGGTCGTCTTGAAGGGTTACGGCTTGCAGAAGGGATTGCCAAGGATTTGGCAGACCGAGTCTCACAAGATTTATAACCCCAAAGGAGAAGACCACTTGGAAACAGCACTCGCCTCAACACTCACGCCTCTGGAGCAGAAATGGCAACAGGAGCGTGAAGAACAAGGCCCTACCTTGGATGACGCCTACAATGATGAGGGTCAGTTTGACCCTCAGGCTTTGGAAGCCTCGGTCAAGGACCGTATTCCCATCCCCACTGGCTGGCGCATCGCCATCCTGCCGTATCGCGGGGCGGAGAAGACAAAGGGCGGCATTGTCCTTGCAGAAGAAACCCAGAAACGAACACAGTTGGCCACGGTCTGTGGCTATGTGCTCAAGGTCGGGGGGCTTGCCTACAAGGACGAATCGAAATTTCCTACCGGGCCATGGTGCGCGGAAGGGGATTGGGTGATCTTTGGCCGTTATGCCGGGTCCAGGATTGCCATTGACGGCGGCGAAATCCGTATCTTGAATGACGATGAAATCATCGGTCGCTTAAGCGATCCTGAAGACATCCTTCACATGTAAGGGGTGAATATGAACGACGAACAGTTGGAATTTAAGCTCGGCGAGGACGAAAATCCTGCCGAAGTGCAGGTAAACGAGGACGGCAAGGCAGAGCTTCTAAATCAGGAGGATGCCCCTCTCGTTGAGTCTGCTGCTGCGCAACAAAACGCAGACGAACTGGACAACTACAGCGACAAGGTCAAAAAGCGCATCGACAAGATGACCGCACGGCTGCGGGAAGCGCAGCGCCGTGAAGATGCGGCCTTGGAGTACGCTAAAAATGTGCAGGCACAGCTGCATCAGGCTAATCAGCGCTACCTGACATCGGACCAGCAGCGTCTTGGCGAGGCCAAAAGCCGGATGGATACGCAGTCTGTCGCTCTAAAGCAGATCATCCGCAAGGCTCGGGAAGAGGGCGATGTTGATACCGAGATGGAAGCCCAGGAGCGTCTTGCCCAGTTGGCTGTAGAGCAACGGCAGATCCAAAACTACGAGTCCTTTAGCCGACACCAAGCCGAAGCGCCCCCGGTCCAAGTGCCTGTTGCCCAGCCACAAGTGCAGGCTCGGCAGCCCGCTCGGCTTGACCCCAAGGCAGAACAATGGGCCGAGGACAATGCTTGGTTTGGCAAGGACACGGTCATGACGCACACCGCATGGGGCATTCACCGTCAACTTATTCAAGAAGAACGGCTTGACCCCCAGTCAGACGAGTATTATGATGAGCTAAATCGCAGACTTAGGGAGACTTTTCCACAAAAATTTTCTCAGTCTGCCCAGAACTCCAGGTCACCGCGCCCCGCGCAGGCGGTAGCACCTGCTAACCGGTCTTCCGGTGTCAACAATGCGCGCCGCACTGTCCGGCTCTCGCCGAGTCAGGTAGCGATTGCCAAAAAACTAGGTGTTCCTCTTGAGGAATACGCCAAATACGTGAAGGAATGAAAATGGACTCCATTGGTAAAGTACCTGAAATCAAGCGCGTGACCCGCGCTTCTGAGACTCGCGAAACTACTTCGCGCCGTAAACCATGGGCCCCGCCTTCTCGTCTGGATGCGCCTGAGCCGCCTCCAGGATACAAGCACCGTTGGCTAAGGATGGAAGCAGGTGGTCAAGAAGACCGAATTAACATCTCCGGGAAAATCCGCGAGGGCTATGAGTTGGTTCGATCTGATGAGTACCCAGACTTCCCCGTACCCTCGGTAGAAGACGGCCGTTACGCAGGGATCATCTCTGTTGGCGGCATGGTTCTTGCTCGTATCCCCATTGAGACAGCTGAAGAGCGCAACGCGTATTACCGCAGCAGGGCACAGGACCAAGTTACGGCAGCCGATAATGACTTGATGAAGACAAATGCTCACAACAGCATGCGTATTGACAAGCCAGTGCGGCAATCGAAGGTGACTTTTGGTGGCCCAATGGCCGACTCTTAATCTTTTAAAGGACTTTCAAAATGGCAAATTCCAACAATCCGTTTGGACTGCGCCCTCTAGGCAACCTCTCTGCCACGGGAGCGCAAAAGCAGTATGGGTATTTGATTAAGGAAGACTACGGTACAAACCTCTTTCAGGGTGATTTGGTACGTATCGTAGGTGGATACGTTCAATTGGCAGTTGCTGGTGAGGCTGCTGTGGGCGTGTTCAACGGCGTTTTCTATGATGATCCTGTTACCGGCAAACCAACTTTTTCAAACAAGTTTATTGCCAACGCTGCCTTCACCGAAGATCTGCAGGCAGATATTATTGATGACCCCAGTCAACTGTTCTTAATTCAGGCCAACAGCCAAGTGATTGTTCAAGCTGACATCGGCGAGAACGTCAACATTACGGCAGGAACAGGCAACACGACCACGGGCCTATCAGGCATGACTACTACCGGTGCTCCAGATACCACTGCCGGTAGAAATCTAAAAATCGTTGGTCTTTACGCAAAACCGGGTAACACGTTGGGTGCTTTTGCTCAGCTTGTTGTTAAAATTAACCACCATAGCTACAGCAGCGGCGGTGTAGCTGGCGTTGCATCGTAAGGAGTCTGACAAATGGCTATTTCACGTTCCCAACTAGTACAAGAGCTTGAGCCAGGGCTCAATGCTCTGTTTGGCCTTGAGTACAAAAACTACGAAAACGAGCACACCCAGATCTATGCAATTGAGACCTCGGATCGCGCGTTTGAAGAGGAAGTAATGCTCTCCGGCTTTGACTCCGCTCCGGTGAAGACCGAAGGCGCTGGTGTCGCCTATGACCAAGCGCAAGAGGTCTATACCGCTCGTTACACACACGAGACCATCGCTCTGGCCTTCTCCCTGACGGAAGAGGCTGTGGAAGATAACCTGTACGCCTCCCTGGCTGCTCGTTATACCAAGGCTCTTGCCCGTTCCATGGCCAACACCAAGCAGATCAAGGCCGCCGCGATCCTCAACGGCGCTTTCACCACCTCTATCGGTGGCGACGGCAAGCCGCTGTGTGCTGATGACCACCCGACCCTGTCTGGCCCGGTCCTCAGAAACGAGCTCTCCACCCCGGCTGACCTCAGCGAGACCTCCCTTGAGCAGGCCTTGATCGACATCTCCGCATTCACTGATGAGCGCGGACTGAAGATCGCGGTTCAGGGTATTAAGCTGATTATCCCCAAGGAGCTTCAGTTCACGGCAGATCGCATCATGAAGTCCACGCTGCGTGTTGGTACGGCAGACAACGACATCAACGCGATCAAGAACATGGGGATGATCCCCCAGGGTTATCGGGTTAACCATTACCTGACCGACCCTGAGGCCTTCTTCATCATGACCGATGCTCCTAACGGCATGAAAATGTTCCAACGTGTAAGCATGAAGACTGGTTTTGAAGGCGACTTCGACACCGGCAACGTGCGTTACAAGGCTCGCGAACGCTATTCGTTTGGCTTCAGCGATCCCCGTGGAGTCTTCGGATCTCCCGGAGCAGCCTAGTGAAGTAAGAAAAGGGGCCTTGTGCCCCTTTTCTTTTTAGTGTATTTTGTAGTTATTCCAAGACCCCCACCCGTGCTGACTGGCTTGGCAGACTTAGTAGAGACAGCGCGGGTAAGTGCTACTACACGAAAGGAAGTTCGATGGGTACGACTACTTTTTCTGGCCCAGTGGTTTCTCCTGGCGGTTTCATTGGTCCTGCTTTTGGCGGGATGATCCCTTTTACGGGAACCTACTTCTATGTCAATCCGGCCACTGGTGCTGATGGCAACACGGGGTTGAGTCCTGCGCAGTCTTTGAAGACCTTGCCTGCTGCTTTGGACAAGTGTTCTTCTGGCAAAAATGATGTTGTGTTCTTGATTGGTAATGGGCAGGCTTCCGGCACTGCCAGACTAACTGCCAAGCTTGAGTGGAACAAAGACGCAACGCACCTTGTTGGTATCTGTTCCCCGGTCAATATTTCTCAACGCGCCCGCATTTCTCATGCAGCATCAGCCCCGACTACTGCTTTTACTCCGATGGTAGAGGTTACGGGCGATGGCTGTATGTTTGCCAACATTCAAATTTTTGAAGGTTTTGCCGAGTCGACTGCTGTTGTGGCCTGGGAAGACAAAGGCGAGCGCAACTACTACAGCAATGTGCATTTTGCTGGCATGGGTAATGCAACTTTCTCCGCTGATGAAACGGGCAGTGCCTGCCTTCTGTTGACGGGTGGTGGTGAGCACTTGTTCGAGACCTGCACTTTTGGGGTAGATACGATTCCTCGTACTGTGGCCAATGCGAATGTTCGTCTTCGTTCGGAAACGGCACGCAACACATTTAA